GCATACGGTTTATATGGATTAAAAGAAAGGTAAAACGATGAAAGCAAAGATTTTATTGTTATCTTTGGCAACGCTTTTGTTGGGGGCGTGTCAAAGCGAGAACGAACCAACGGAGGCATTTAATTTACTTCAAAAATCCGAGAGCATGGAAGAAAGAAACGAATTTGTAACGAATACCACGGCGGCAATGATACAGATAAACGCCCCCCGGTATAATTGCGAGATTGTCGAAACCGCATTGGCGGGCGGCGATAGGGTACGAATTTGCGTAAAAGGCGCAAAGGAAGATTTGGACGCATTGTTTGAATATGTAAACGAAGCGGGCAAAGAATGAGAGTAAAGCAACCCGAACCGTTCGACCCAAACAGAGAATACCGCCCCGGCGAACGTTGCGTTTACCGGGGTATGGTATTGATTGCCGAGATATGGACGGCGGCGGATGCACGATTAGCCAACAACAACCCCGCAATATTTACGCAACGTTGCGTTCGATGCAAAATTAAAAGGGAAGATTGCCCCGGAATTGGTAGGCAATGCGATAAATTCCATAGGAGCGACCGGAAAACGATTTATTGGCGTTTGTTGCGTATCGTCGGGGGATTTAAGGGCGTCGAAACATTGGAATTTAATTATAACGGAACAATTGCCGGGGTTAAGGTTGAAGCCGCCCCGGATAGTAATAACAAATAAATTTTTAGAGCGATGAACAAACAAGTATTAAGCCCCTTTGATTGCGATATGTGCGCAATGATTGAGGACATAACAAAACAAGAAATTGAGGTTACGGCGTCTGATACTTCAATACGTTTGAGTTGGGCGCAAAATGGTAGCGAGGGAAACGATACCCCGGAGGCGCAAAGGATTGAGGCACTAAAACAAGCAATCCGGGGACGATTGGGCGACCGTTTTATTGAGTTCTTTTACGCCGATGGTAGGCAATCGGTTTATATGAAGTACGACCCGGAGGAATACCCGGAGGAAATGCGCACCCGTTTAGTTGACCCGGACGCCACGGCGGGAACCCGGTATTGTCGCACCTTGTTAGAGGTTGACGCAATCCAATTTCGCCGGGACAATGTGGACGACGTGTTGAGGTTTACCGGAGGGGGAACCGTTGTAACGCCCCGCACACCGGACGGCAAAGCAATATTTTCTTTTCCCAATGGCAACGGCATATTCGTTGACGTGCCGGAAAGTTGGTATATTATCCGGGAATTGAACGGACGATTTACCGCACGCCCGGAACGGGATTTTAAACGAGAATTTGAACCTAAAAACAATCCCGTCGAAAATACCCAAAAGGAACCCACAAACAAAGGATGCGGCGATTGTGCCAATTTCACGAATGAGGACGTAAACGGTAACGGATATTGCGAGGCGTTCAAATCTGAACAATCATGCGGAACGTGTCGTTGCCAAGAATATAAACCTAAAAATTAAAGAGCGATGATTAACAAAGAACAATTTATTAATGAGATTGCCGAGGTGGTAAACCGTAATTCAATGGAAAAGGCGTTTGATGATACCCCGGATTTTATTTTAGCCCGCATTGCGGTTGAAGCAATGGAAATGTTTACACGTGCAAGCGCACACCGGGACGATTACCACGGATTTAGAACGGCGGATTACGACCGGAAATATAAAGCGATTTGCGAAAGCGAAAAGAAAGCAAAGCCCGTGAACACTTGTAAGGGTTGCCCGCTTATCGATGTTTGCCCCGCCGTCCAAATGGAAAAGCAACCGGAACGCAAAAGGGAGTATAAGAAACCGGAAGCGTTCGACGTGCTAAAAGAAGTGGAAGCAATGGCGGAATTTTTCGGCGAAATGTTCCCCGGAACAACGGTTGAAATACACCGGGTCGAAATGCCACGGCGCAACCCACGGGATAAACGCCGGGGAAAGAATAAAGGGAAAGGAGGGCGACGCAATGAAAAATAAATGTTCGTCGGAAATTCCCAATATGCCGACCGGATGCGCCCCGGATAATCGACGCCCCGAAAAGATATGCGGAACGTGTCGATATTTCAACCCGGAATTTCCGGTAAATGGAAAGCCCGCCCCGGTATGTTTGGCAATAAAGGAAATGAAAGGGGGAACGGAATACAGCAATCCCCGTGGAACGCAACATTATTTTCGTTGCTCAAATGGGAGATACGAAAACGGTATAGGACAATAGGCAATAAGCCCCGGAAAACAAAGCCGGGGTTTTGCCGTTTATATACATGAGAGTACAAACGTTTGGCAATGCACCGGAAAAGCCGTAAATTTGCCCGTGGTTGAAAGATAACCATTAAGACGATAAAAGTATTGAGTTAATAACAAAAGCCTCTTAAAATGGAAATTCCCCGCAAATAACTTGCAAACGAAAAACATTTATTATCTTTGCAAAAAAAAGATATATGGAAGTTTGGAAAGATATATCCGGTTTTGAGAATTACCAAATATCCAATTATGGTAATGTAAAAAGCCTCAATTATGGAAGAACTGGAAAAAGTAAGTTGCTAAAGCCAACAGTAAGCGGTAAGGGCTATTTGCAAGTAAGGTTATATAAGTCCGGCAAACTAACTGCATTAATGGTACATAGATTAGTTGCAATGGAATTTATTCCAAATCCAAATAATTGGAAACAAATAAATCATAAGGACGAAAACAAGTTTAATAATAATGCCAATAATTTGGAGTGGTGCGATAATCAGTATAATAATACATATAACGGCAAACATAATAAAATTGCTAAAGCTGTAATACAACGTTCAAAAGCCGGAAACGAAATTGCCCGGTATAAATCCATAAGGGAAGCGGAAAGAAAAACGGGAATAAAAAATATAACGATTACCCGATGTTGTAAAGGAGTATATAAAACGGCGGGCGGCTATGTATGGGAGTACGATTTGACAGTAAAGGAGGTTTGACTATGAAAAAGAGAAAGAAGCCATTAGGCTATAATAAACGTTCCGAGGAACAACGAATTTACGACATTCGGTTTTGTTCCGATTTGTTTTTGCGTGGGTATTCGTACCGGGAAATTGCGGACGCATTGAACCGGGATTTGTCCGCGCGTGGAATGGGTTATACAATAACCTTTCAAATGGTTTATTACGATTTGCAACAATGCCTTATTGAGTGGAAACGGGAACGGTTGGATAATATCGACGAATACGTTACACAAGAATTGCGCAAATTGGATAAGATGGAGCAACAAGCATGGGAGGCGTGGGAGGCGTCAAAAACCGGAAAGATGCGCACCAAAGAGAAAACCAACAAAGGGCGACCAATCAAAACCGATGCCGAGGACGGCGACCCGGAATATTACGGGTACAATGAAACCGCAACCGAAACGTCCGCCGGGAACCCCCGGTTTTTGGATTTGCTTTTGAACATTCAGCAACGCAGGGCAAAGATGTTAGGGTTTGATGCACCCGTTAAAATTGAGATACCCGGATATAACGCCACGACCGACGACGATAAACCAAAGTACGATGTTAAGGCAATCCCGGACGATATGTTGTTTGCTTTGGCTGATAAATTGCAGTCCGCCGAATATCAAAAGGCATTGTTGGAGAAAGGAGGGGCGCAATAATGGCAAAGAGAGTAACCGCACCCCGTCCGGGAACCAAGCAACCGGAATGGCAAACCGAGATTTGCGACACGTGCCGTTTTTCGGAATGGATAACGGACGACCATAGACACCGGGATTTAAATGGGAACCCGATTTGTTTACGTTGCCCGCATTATCAATATTACATTGTCCGAGGTCGCCGAGCGTGTTCTAAATGGGAGAAAGGAGCAAAGCAATGAACAACGAACAATTATTGCAGATGTACGACGCAATCCGGCAACAACCGGATTTGCTTGTTAAAGCCGCCGCCCGTAAACGCCTTATCAACTTTGCCCGGTATATGCAACCGGATTTAGTATTAGAGCCGTTCCACGTCGTTTATTATACGTTGTTGGATATGTTTGCGCACGGCAAAATACGAAAGATGATTGTACAGCAACCGCCGCAACATGGTAAATCGGAGGGGTCGAGCCGAAAGTTACCCGCATTCATGGAGGGATTGAACCCGGATTTAAAGATTGTGATAGGTTCATACGCCGCCACAATTGCACGGGATTTCAACCGGGACGTTCAACGTATCATTGACACGCCCCGGTATCGTGAATTGTTCCCCGGCACGTATCTAAACGGTTCCAACGTCGTAACGATGGCAAACACGTATTTACGCAATAGTGATGTTATCGAAATGGTAGGGCATAAGGGGTCGTTGCGTGTTGTGGGTCGTGGTGGTTCTTTGACCTCTAAAACCGTGGACGTGTCGATATTGGACGACGTTTATAAGGATTACGCCGAGGGTAACAGCCCGATAGTACGGGCGGCGGCGTGGAAATGGTACACAACCGTTGTTCGTACCCGTTTGCACAACGATAGCCAAGAACTTATAGTATTTACCCGATGGCACGACGACGATTTAATAGGGCGCATTGAAAAGAGCGGGGAAATAATCATTGATGTAACCCGTTGGGCTGATTTGGATAACATACCGCCGGGGGCGTGGGTACGCATAAACTTTGAGGCGTTGAAAACCGGGGAACCGACCGAGATAGACCCACGGGAACCGGGGGCGGCATTATGGGAAAGCCGACACAGTAAGCAAAAGTTGGAAGCGCAAAAAGCATTAGACCCGGTACAATTTCAATGCCTCTATCAAGGCAACCCCGGTTCCGCCGAGGGTCGATTATATCAACCGTTCAAAACATGGGTTGAAAAATCCGATTACGGCACGTACATACGTTCTGGCGCATACATAGATGTTGCCGATGAGGGGGACGACCTTTTGTTTGCCGCCACGTATGACGTTTATAAATCGGACAACATGATTTTCAACGAGAAAACAAAGCGTATGGAACCGTTGTTATTTGCTTTAATTACGGATATGGAAATGACGGACGAAAATACGGACGTTACAACCGTAACCGTTTCGGCAATGATTAACAGGAACGGCACGCAAAAAGTATGGGTTGAGAGTAACAACGGCGGTGCGGGTTACGAAAAGGTTATTAAAAAGAAAATGCGGGCAATGACAGACCCGTTTTATCAAGGCGGCAATAAGGAAAGCCGGATAATTACGGCGTCCGCAATGGTAAATCAAAGTATTATTATGCCGTTCGGTTGGGAAACCCGGTACAAAGCGATTTACGACCATGTTACAACCTTTTTGCGCAATTTCGATGCGAACACGCACGACGACTCGGAGGACGGATTAACCGGGATTTACGAAAAAGAGATTGCCGACGGTAATATACAACCATACGCACACGCAAACCGGGGCGTTAAACGTCGTAACTAACAATTTAATTGAGATATGCAAGTTTATAACGGAAAAAGTTTATAACTTTGCAACGTAGAAGTAATACAGAGGGCAAAGGGACAGCCCAACGAGGTAACAAATGTAATTTTTAACGTTAAAATTTAAAGAGTATGATTACTTGTAAGTGTCCGGCGGCGGCTTCATTGCCCGATATTCCCGCCGTAAAATGCGCCGAAAGTTTCGGGCAAATCCAAAAGGTAGCGTTTCAACGTCTAACCAAAGACAATGGAAGCAAAAACAGTTTTACGAGCGAAAAGGCAATTACTTTGCTTGCATCATGGACGCTGTTATTGTCGGCGGCTGATAGCACAAAAATTGTTGTTTCCCCGTATATCCAAGCCCCGACCAACGAAGCCGGAGCCGCCCGAACCTTTGGCGGCGGTAACGAAACATTGGGAGGCGTTGAGGAAATTATAGGGCGTGAACCTAACCCGTTCACGGGCGTAATGCGTAAAATCCCCCAATCAGTAATTAAGGCAATGAAAGAATTGCAATGCGAAAGTTGGGCGGACAATTTGGGCGTCTATTTGTTTGACGAAAACGGAAGTATTGAAGCAATTCAAGACGAAACGACCCCGACAACGTATTATCCTATTCCAATTCGTTCTTTGTTCATTGGCGACAAAACGCACGGCGGATTGGAAGCCCCGGACAGCAACTCAATACAATGGGCGTTCTTGCCGAACTATTCGGACGACCTTGTAATTATTGCCCCGGGTTTCAACCCCCTAACCGACCTAAAACCCGCAGTTGTAGGAGGTTGACGATATGGCGGCAAAGATTACAAAGGTTAAACTAGTTTGTCCGCCGCATGGTTTAACCGAAGAATTTGAGATTAAACATGCCGAACGGTTGTTGCGGATGCCAAACAACGGCGGTTGGCAGTTGCCTAAAGACAGCGATTTTAAATTTACCAACGACAATGGGATTGAGTATAGACGAAATAAAAAAACGGATAACGGAGCAGAAAAAGCGTAAGACGATAAACAAAGCCGTTTATCATCAACAACGCATTAATTTTCACGCCCGCACCCGTATTACGTCGTTTGACATTTGCCAACCGGTTACGGACTTTATGGCATTTGTTTCTAACCTATTGCCGCATGACAAATTTAAGATGTTCAAAACATTGTTCCGTTACCCCGTTAAGACAAACGAGGTAACGGGCGTTTGTTTTGATAAGTTGAGCCGGATTTTTGACGGTCGTAACCCGGCGTTCAATTATCAGTTCCAAAACCCGGAACAAAGGGACGATTGGGAGTATTACCGCCAAGACGTACTACATGAGCCGGAAATTTGGAGTACAAAAGGATGGGAGTTTTTCCAAACCGAAATAAATAGCGTTCTAATTGTCGATATGTCGAGCGAACAAAACCCCGCCGACAAATACCCGCAACCGTATTTCTATTGGTTGCCTATTGCATCCGTGATTGATTACATAGCCAACCCGACGACGGGGGTAATGGATTATATCATATTTAGGCAGGACGGCGAACGTATCGCAGTAATTGACGACGAACGTTATAGAGTTTTCAGAGAGGACAAAAACCACAATATCGGCGAATTGCTGATTGATAACCCGCACGACGTCGGTTATTGTCCCGCCCGTTTCTTTTGGAATGAACCGTTGAGTTTGTCGGAACCCGATGTTAAGCAATCCCCGCTAACCAAGCAATTGGAGGCGTTGGATTGGTTTTTGTTTTACCATATCAGTAAGCGACATTTAGATTTGTACGGTGCATATCCGATTTATTCCGGGTATGAACAAAGTTGCGATTTCAGTAACGGCGAAAATGGCGATTATTGCGACGGTGGGTTTTTGAAAGACAAACAGGGATTTTATAAATTGGATGCCGCCGGGCTTTTGATGCGTTGCCCCAAATGCGGGGATAGTCGTATTAACGGCGTCGGTTCGTTCGTTGAAATACCAATACCGGACGGGGATAAACAACCCGATTTGCGTAACCCGGTGCAAATGCTAACCGTTGACCGTGGGAGTTTGGATTATAACGTTGAGGAAGAAAACCGCCTAAAGAATGACATTATTACGTCGGTTGTTGGAACCAACGAGGAAATAACCACACGGGACGCATTGAACGAGCAACAAATACAAGCGAATTTTGAGAGCCAAAGCACGGTATTAAACCGAGTAAAGAAAGGATTTGAGGCGGCGCAACAATTCGTCGATGAAACCGTTTGCCGTTTGAGGTATGGCGGTTTGTTCGTTTCTGCAAAAGTCAATTACGGCACGGAGTTTTATTTATCCAACGCAACGGAGTTACGGGAACGTTACAAGGTAGCAAAGGAAAGCGGCGCAAGCGAGGCGGAATTAGACGCCCTACAAAACCAAATCATTGAAACGGAATACCGGAACAATCCAACCCAATTGCAACGTATGTTGACGTTGGCGGAATTGGAACCGTACCGACATTTAACCCGTTCCGAGGTATTGGATTTGTACGGTAAAAACATTATCAGCGAAAACGATATGCGTATAAAGTTGAATTTTGCTAACTTTGTGCGCAGGTTTGAGCGTGAATATTTGAACGTATTGGAGTTTGGGTATAATATGCCGTTCAACTCTAAGATAAATTTTATAACAAATAAATTTAACGATTATGCGAGTGAAAGTAAGCGAGGGCAAAACTAAAGACGTTGCGATTATCGACGTTACGCCCGAAAATTACATTGTCCCCGACAATGAGAAACATTTGTATCATTGCGTTATCGAAATTAAGAAATTCGACAGCGAAACGGGTAAACGGTTATCAATCCCCCGTATTCAGAAATTCGGCAAAAAAGGCTATGAAAATAGCATTGCCGAAAATCTGAAAAAACAGGGTTACACGATTACCGTATTGCACGACCCCAACGAGTACGTCAAGGCGCAAGCCGAGGAAAAAGCGGCACGAACCGCAGCACAGCAGAAAGCCGCCGAGGAAAAAGCCGCCGCCGATGCAAAGGCAAAGGCAGAAGCCGAGGCGAAAGCCAAAGCCGAGGAAAAAGCGGCGTTAAAGGCTGAAATTTTGGCGGAATTGAAAGCGGCTGGAGTTATCCCGGCGGAACCCGCCAAAGAAACCAAAGCCGATGCAAAGGCAAAGGCAGAAGCCGAGGACAAACCCGGAGCGAAAAAGTAACAGAGTATTAAACTATTAAAAATACGATTATGGCACAGATTGCACAGCAGGACAATTTGGTTATTGAAGTAACAACAACCGCCGCCGCATTGGATGGCGCAACAAAGAAAAAGTTGATTGAATGTATTGAGGGCGGAACAATTACCGACGTCATTTTGGTAACAAAAGAGGTTGAAAAGGAAATCAGCCATGCACGTGTTGTTAGTTGGTTGGTTGACACAACCGGGGATTCGCCAAAATACACAATTCATATTATTAACGCAAACAGCGAAGCAGTAGCAGCAATCGCACTTAATTAATTCAAAGGGAAAGAATTATGTTAACGAGAGAAATTTTAGTTGCAAATGCGGCATTAGCCGGATTAACCGACGAACAAATTGCGGCAATTACAACATTGTCCGCCAACGACGAAAATAGCGTTATCGCCAAAAAGACGGGCGAAATTTACGGCGGATTGGATGCCGATATTTTGGCGGTGTCCGGTATCGCAAAGAACGGAACCGAAAAAACGTTTGATTACGCCAAACGAGTATTAACCGAGTTCAAAACCAAAGTTGAGGGCGCAAACGGTCTGCAATCACAGATTGACAGCCTAACCAAAGAAAAGGCACGTTTGGAAAAAGCCATTGCCGACGGTGCGACGGATGCGGAAACCGCAAAGGCATTGAAGCAAGCAAAGGCAGATTTGCAAAGCGTTACGACCCAATACAACGACCTCAAAAGCAAATACGATGAAGCCGAACAAACCCACACAAAGGAAGTGTTTGGCATTCGTGTTGAAACGGCATTGCAGACAGCAACCGCCGGGTTGAAGTTTAAGGCAGGATTGCCGGAAAGCGCAACAAAGGTTTTGTTGGGTCAAGCAATCGAAAAAATTAAGGGTATGAACCCGGAGTTTATCGACGACGGCAAAGGCGGCAAAATGTTAGCGTTTAAGGACGAAAACGGCGCAATCATGCGCAACCCGAACAATCAGTTGAACCCGTACACCCCCGGCGACCTTTTGACCCGTGAATTGGAAACAATGGGTATTTTGGATAAAGGACGCCAAGCGGCGGGCGGCGGAACCACTCCCCCGGCGGGCGGCGGTGCGGGCGGTAATGTTACCGTTGATATATCCGGCGCAAAAACGAGGGTTGAGGCATACGACGCAATCGCAAGCACTTTGCAACAACAAGGTTTGCAGATTGGAACGGCTGAATTTGACGCCGGAATGAAACAGGCATGGCAGGATAACAATATTGCCGCATTGCCGGAAAAGTAAAAGACAACACGGGTAAAGGGTAAACCCGCATTTATAAACAATTAAATTTTTAAACGTATGAGTTTAATAGCAACGAGAGTACAAAATTGGCGGATAGAGAACCCGGAGTTAGACCGTAATATGTTCCGCCCGTGTGAGTACGGCGCATTGGATTTCTTTATTGAGCAAACCAACGCCCCTAACTCAATCATTAGCCCTAATTTGAGAGATAGAGCATTAGTAAGTATCGGTAACACGGTACAAGTTCCGGTTATCAATTACGACGAAAACGTACAAGTTAGCAACGTGCGTTCGTGCGTTATTGCCGATAATGAAAATACGTCCGCATTGGTAACGCTTGTTTGGGCTACTTATGCAATCGGGTTTACAATGGTTCCGGCGGCATACTCAAACAATGAGATTTCGTACCAACACGATTTTATGCGCAAAATGGAGAAAACAACCCGTGCGTTGGCGGACGCTTTGGATAAAGGAGCCGTTGCCGCATTGGAGGCGAACAAAACGCAGGTGTTCAAAACATTGCTCAATTACACGCAGACCGGGAACGTTGTACAAGTGCCAACCCAAATGGCAACCGAGATTTTGGGCGACATTAACCCAATCATGCGGGCGAATTGTTACCCGGAATATATCCACCTTATCGCAAATGCGGGGGTTGATAGCCTAATCCGCAAGTTGGCGCAACATGGCGTTTACAACGACGTTAATAAGCGCATGGAATACGACAACAAAGTATTGCATTATACTAACAACGTAACAGACGAAGCGGGTAAAATGGGAACAATGTTTGCCGTTGCCGATGGAAACGTTGGTATCTTAACCCGTGTTGACCGTGAAGCGTACCGCCGTACCCGTGCGAATTTCCACGAATGGGACATTGTACGATTGCCGTACATTGATTTGCCCGTTGGTTCGCATTATTATACCGCCGTGGGCGACCAATCGGCGATTATGGGCGACGCAACCGCCGATTTGACGTGTGCGGTTAAGGAGTATTTCGGATTTAGTGTTGATGTTGCCTACATGGTAGCATATAACAGCAAGCCGAACACCGTGGCAAATCCGATTATCAAAGCCGAGATTGCAGCACGCAATCCGAACGAACCGTTAGGAATGCCCGTATATGTAACCAACGCAGCGGAATTTCCCGCCGGAGGTGCTGGGAGCGAATAACGCCGGAGCCTAACGAATTGTTAAACCGAGGGGACGGGGTGGTTATCCCCGCCCCCTTATTTATTTCAAACGCAGATGTACAGATTACAAGAAATACAGGACGCATTATTGCACGTCGTCGGGTGGGAACAATCATACGACCCGGCAAAGGCGATAGACGACAAATTAACGCAGACGGAAAGCGGTTTGACGTTTCAAGGTGCGCACCCCCTTGTTACTTTGGATAATGTCCGGGCAATCGTCCCGGATGATTTCGTTTTTCAATATCCGGTTTGGAATATGATACCGGAATATAAAGCCGGGGCAAAGGTTCGCCACAACAACAAAGTTTGGATTGCCGCACGGGACAACCAAAACGAGGAACCGACCGAAAGCGATTTTAACGACGATTACGGCAACCCATATTGGCAACCGTACAATTTCATTTCCGATTATTTGGAGCGATTGACCCGTAACGGTATTGCGCAAATGGTACAAACATTCACGCAAATAAAGGGATTGGATAAGGAAACAAAGAACCTGTTGGAACGGCGCACGTTCTTTGACGGTGCGGGACGTATCCGGGCGACGTTGCCGAATAATCATAAATTAGTCGGGTTTGAAATTGTCCCGGTTCGTTCTATGGGCGTAACAATGAAAATCGAACAAATCGGGTTGCAAATGACGGGCGCAACCGGGGTTGTTCGTATGTATCTTTTCCATTCGTCCCAAATTGACCCGATAAAGACGTTTGATTTGAATTTTACGCAGACAAACGGCGGTTTTCAATGGTTCCCGTTGAAAGATTGTTATTTACCGTATATCAGTACCGGAAACAACGCCGGGGGGTCGTGGTTCCTTTGTTACAACCAAAACGATTTGCCCGCCGGGATGCAGGCAATTAACATGACAAAGGATTGGAGCCGGGAGCCGTGCGGGACGTGTACGGGTTACGTTGATTTGGAGCGTTGGCGGGAAATAACCAAGTATTTACAGGTATCCCCGTTTATGATGAACGCCCCGGAAACATTCGACGAATACCCGGAGTTGTGGGATATTGCGTTGACGATGTACACCAATACGCAGAATTACGGGTTGAATTGCGAAATAACCGTTGGTTGCGACCTAACGGATTTTATCATTAAGGAAAGGCAAATTTTCCAAACGGTTATCCAACGACAGGTCGCCGCAATCATGTTGCGCACGTTGGCAATGAACCCCGATGTTAAGGTAAACCGGAACCAAGTAAACGCAACCCGGTTGGAAATTCTTTACGAATTGGACGGCAACGTTGAGGGTCGCCCCGGCGGTTTGGGTTATGACCTTAAAAAAGCATACGAGGCGTTGCGGTTGGATACGCAGGGTATCGACCGTATTTGCCTTACTTGTAATAACCACGGTGTAAAATACCGGACAACGTAAGATTATGGCGGGGTTAAAGTCAATACAGGATTTACGCAACCGGGTTGCCACGTTCAACAACGGGTTATCGTCCGGCGCATACATTCAACAAATCATTTGGGACAATGACGCCTATATTGTTGATATGAATGCCGAGGAACAATTGTTTGAACAAGGTATTAACCGTTTGGGCGTGGATATTATGGATTACGCCCCGTATTCGCCGTTGACGATAGCCATAAAGGAGGAAAAGGGACAACCGACAAACCGGGTAACGTTACGGGATACCGGGGATTTTGAAGCGTCGTTTTTTTTGGAAGTCGGCGACAAACAGTTTGAAATAAAAGCGTCGGATTTCAAAACGGAGGACTTAATAAAAAAGTACGGGCGGCAAATATTGGGATTGACGGACGAAAATATTGCGGCGTTGATTTGGCAATATATATTCCCGGACTTAATGAAGAAAGCAAAAAACGTATTATATGGCAACGAATAAGAGAACAACCCCTATAATTCCCAACCCGGTTTTAATCGACCGGGTTTTGGGGAACATACAAACCGGGTTAATGGATAACGTCGATTGGTTGGACGTCGCATTTGGGCGGGCGCAACGTATCGCCAAAGTGATACAGGGCAAACGCTATTATACCCCGAACGTATATGCGGGCGGGACGGAATGGAGAGGCGACAATGATTATATCGACGTTTCCCCGGATGCCAATATTGGCAATTTTTCGTTCTTTTGGATAGACGACCCGCAAACGGTCGGTTGGGTTCCCAAAGAGCAAAGCGAGATTAAAGCCCCGTTTTCCCTTATTGTTTGGTTCGATTTGCGCAAGGTTTACCCCGGTCAACTCAACAACCGGAATACCGAGGCATTGAAGAACGAAATATTGACCGTCCTAAATGGCGGTTTTTGGCTGAAAGACGGGACGATTGTAATAAACCGGATTTATGAGTTGGCGGAAAACGTGTACCGTGGGTTTACGTTGGACGAAATAGATAATCAATTTTTAATGCACCCGTTCGGCGGTTTTCGCTTTGAGGGTGTATTGTCAGTTAATCAACCTTGTAACATTTAACGATATGGTAACTTTCATTATTTGGGTTTTGGTCGTGGCAACCGTGGCGGCGTTCCTGTTGACCCTGTTAAAAAAGTGGGGCGTTATTGAGTACGTCCAAGTTCACGGCAACGACTTTTTTGTTAAGATGTTCAATTGCGGCTTTTGCTTATCATGGTGGGCGGGGGTCGTTTTGTCCGTCCTGTTTGCTATATGCACCGGGAACCCGACGTTGTTGTTGGTTCCCTTTTGTTCCACAATGATAACCCGTTTTTTGCTATGAAAACCGTTAAGATAGGAGAACGAACCGTTGAGATATACGACGCAATCGACGAATTGCCGATGTTGCGATTTCATAAGTACAACAAAATGTTGTTAGTTGATGCCGGGATTGGTTCCGATTTGCAGGATTTCGACACGCATATTGAAAAGGCGATAAGATACGCCCGGAGTAAAACCCCCGAATTGGCGGCAATCGAATTGGATAATATGCGGCAAAACGTGTATTTCATTCAAACCGGAATAAGCCCAAAGCATTTGGCGTTTGCCGTCTTGGTTAAATCAATCGACGGGGAACCGTACAACGATTTATCCGACGATGGATTGCAAAAGGTCGTCGATATGTTCGGCGATGTTCCCGTTAAAGAGTTGACCGCCCAAATGGAAGCGGTCAAAAAAAAAATAGATGAAGAATTGCAAATGTATTTCCCCCGGTTGTTCGACGATGCGACGGTTAAAGAGTATTACGACGAATTGCGCAACCGCACAATGCTAATGTTGGATGCGATTATAAACGGCGATACAGAGGACAAACGGGCGGAAATTGATAAAATAACGACGATGTTGTTGTTGTACAATCGCCCGGTTGTTTTTAGTGGTTCCGATAACATGGAAATTCAGTACGATAAACAGTTTGAAAATATGTGTTTAACCATATCCCAACATTTGCACGTGCCGGAGCCAAAGAAATACACCGTTTTAGAGTATTACAACGCATTTGAGCGGATAAAGGAGTTGTTGAAACCAACCAAAAATAAAAACGGCGTCAAATAAGGCGATTTGCGGCGTTGTTTTTCTTTGGTCGATTAACTACATGGAAAAGAAAAGATAATTTAATATGGGGCAAATTGCCCGCAAATAACGTTAAGTATGGCAGATAATAACAACCCAATAAAATATAGCGACCTTGTAAAGCCCGACGATAGTATTACAAAGTTGATTGCGCAATTAGACCAATTAAGCGACGCATATATGAATACGTTGCAAAATATCAAGTCGGAAGCAATAACGGTTAAGGCTGCATTGGAGGGCGTAAGCGGGGCGACCGAAAACGGACGTAAGACAATCCGGGGGGCGTCGAACGATACCGACAAATTGACACGGGCGGCACGGGATTTGGCATTTGCGGAAAGCGAGAACGCAAAGCGATTGGCGGAATTGAAGCAAGCCCAAAAGGAGGCAAACGAGTTGAACAAATTAACGACCCGGTTAAATCAGTCCGCCGAGGGTTCATATAATCGTTTATCCGCTCAATACTCAATTAATAAAATATACCTCAATAACATGACGGTTGAGGAAAGGGAGGCGACCGAAGAGGGGCGCAAATTGGTTGCCGAAACAAAAGCGATTTACGAGGAAATGAAACGGTTGCAGGAAGCGACCGGGAAAACGTCGTTAAACGTGGGTAACTATTCCGACGCCGCAAAAGGGTTGACGACCCAAATAGAGAACCAAACGAAGCAATTAGCATTGTTACGATTGGAGGGCAAACAAGGAACCGCCGAATATCAGCAATTGAGCAAAGAAACCGCAATGTTACGAGATGCGGTTAAGGATGCGACCGATGAAATTACCCGCATGGCGTCCGATACGTCCAATTTGGATGCCGTATTAGGTTTGGCGGCTGGTGCGTCCGGTGGGTTCGCCGCATTTACCGGGGCAATGGAATTGTTCGGGGCGGAAAGTGAAGACGTACAAGAAGCGCAAAAGAAGTTACAGGCAGCAATAGCCATTACAACCGGGGTGCAAGCCATACAAAACGCAGTACAAAAACAATCCGCAATTATGTTGGGTATTTCCCGGCTACAAATGGCGGCATTGAGCAAAGCGCAAGTTTATAACCGCCTTGTTACCATGCAGGGAACAAAGGCAACATTGGCGGCTACAATTGCGCAAAAGGCTTTCAATCTGATTGCCGCCGCAAATCCGTATGTTCTTTTGGCGTTGGCATTGGTTACGGTTGTGGGGGCTTTAGTTCTGTTTGCATCTAATACCGATAAATCGGCAAAGAACCAACAAAAACTTAACGAGGCGCAAAAGGCGTGGTTGGATTATTTGGAAACCGAGGCAACCGAAATGAACCGGGTTAGCAACGAACGTGTCGCCCAATTGAACCGGGAATTAAACATTGCTAAAGCCCGTAACGCTTCATTGTCTGAAACCCGAAAGATTGAGGACGAAATATTAGCCGAGCGCACAAAGGCGCATAATAAAAGCGTTGGTTTTTACGGTCAAGAATTAAACGATTTGGAGGCAAACCGGGCAAAGTTGAAGCAATTAAACGATATGTTATTGCAGTTGAATAACGCCAAAGCCCGTGGGGATAAGAAAGTTTATATTGATGTTGATTTAGACGGTAAAATTGATAAAGTCAAGGTTGATGAAGCAATTGAAGCCGTACAGGGTCAAATAGATAATACCGGGCGGGCGGTTGACATTGCCGTTAATCTAAAAACCGAGGGGGCGGATTTGGACGCCGAAAGGAAAATACAAGCCGCCCAAAGAGCAAACGAAAACCGGAACGCCGCCAAAGCGGAAACGGATATATTGCGCAAAGCCGAGGACGCCCGGATTGCCTTAATTAAAAATTCATTCGACCAACAACGGGCGCAACGCCAAGCCGCCAACGCCCGTGCGATTGCCGACATACAATTGCAGTTGAGGACGGAAACCAATTTAACGGTTAAGGCACGCAAAGCGTTAAACGACCAAATTGTTTTATTACGGGAACAATTGGCGGTTGATATGGTAGATATTGCCAACCAACAACGGGCGGCGGAATTGTCCGCACAACGGGCAACGCAGGACGCCCAAATTGCATTGATGGCAGAGGGGGCGGAAAAGCAACGGGAACAATTGCGGGTTGAGTATGAAAGGCAAATACAGGACATTAACACCCGGTTAGAAACCGAGCGGGGATTAACTGAAACGCAAGTTGCCGAATTGCTTAACCAACAATTACTTTTGCAACAACAATACGCAAAGAGTTTGGGCGAATTGAACGACCAAATTACAATAGACCAAATGCAAGCCGCCGCCGACCGGACGCAATTACAATTAGACGCCGCCCGTGAGGGTTCGCAGGAGGAAATAAATTTGCGTATTCAGTTGTTACAGCAACAACGGGCAATCGAATTGGCACAAAATAGGCAATTAGCCGAGGACGTGCGCCAATCCGAAGCGGATATTAACGCCAAATATGATGCCGAGGTATTGAAGCAAACGACCGAGTTAAACCAACAACGGGCGTTAATGCTATTCGACCAAACACAAGCGTTGGAGGCGTCCGAGTTTGATTTAATCCGCAATTCCGAGGAACGCAAAACCCGGTTCCGGTTAGCGCAAGAAAAGGCACGGTTGCAAAAGATTTTAGAGTTGAACAAAGCCGCCGGGGTTAAAATGACGGATGCCGAGGTTAAGACAATCGAAAATACCATTGCGAAAATCGACCAAGAAATTGAGAAAAGCAAAGGCGACGAACGGGGTAACGACATATACGGATTGTTTGGGCTGAATTTGGACGACGACCAAAAGGAGGCAATAAGTACGTCCGTTTCCTTTGCTATTGAGCAATTAAATAGTTTTTTGGATGCAAAAGTACAAGCCGCCGACGCCGCCGTTTCCGCCGCCGACAAAGAGGTTGACGCAAGCCAACGCCGATTAGATGCGGAATTAGAGGCACGGGCGAACGGTTACGCCAATAACGTTGCAATGGCACAAAAGGAATTAGACCAAGCCAAAAAGAACCAAGAAAAAGCCCTAAAGGAGCAACAAAAGGCACAGAAAGCACAGGCGGCAATACAAACGATACAACAAATTGGAAACCTTGTAACGGCGTCCGCTTTGATTTGGTCGCAATTGGGGTTCCCGTTTGCAATCCCGGCAATTGCTATAATGTGGGGTTCCTTTGCCGCCGCCAAAATCAAAGCCGCCCAATTATCCAAATCAGCCAACGCCGGGGGTTCGGAAAGTTACGGCGATGGTACGGTTGAATTGTTGGCGGGCGGTTCCCACCAATCCGGGGACGATGTGGATTTAGGAACCAAGCCGGACGGAACCCGGAGGCGTGCCGAGGGCGGGGAATTTTTCGCCGTTATCAATAAACGTAATTCCCGCCGTTTCCGTCGTTTAATCCCGGACGTAATAAATAGTTTGAACCGGGGAACATTCCCCCAAAAGTACCTTAATGCCTACAATACCGACGGCGTTAATGTAACGGTTCAACAAAATAACGCACCGGATTTGCGGGATTTAAAAGACGATGTAAGGGAGATTAAGGAACAAAACCGCCGCCGTCGTTACGTCGATGGCAACGGCAATGTTATTGAGGTTTACAAGAATTTGACACGTAAAATTAAAAATTGATATGAACCCGATTTATAGACATTCATTTGTAAATGCGTTTTTAGCGAACGGGGCGATAAGTAACACAACCGGGAACATAAACGGGAATAATACAAATTTCTATTATACCCGTACTTTTGTCCCGGTTGGGAATGTGTACCCCCGCAAATTGTTTCAGAATTACACCCCGCAAGCCGGGGGCGCATTTTACGATAGCAATAAAAAGATTATCGGCGGTTGGGGAAGCGACCCGACCGCCACAAATACGGAATTTGACATACCAAGCAATGCCGCATATATCCGGTTTAATGTAAGCAAAGCGCAATACGCCAACGGGACGGCATGGTTGAGATTGGGAACGTTGGACGCCCCGAACGTCTTACAAGGTCAAACCGTGCATCCGATTTATAAGGACGATTTGGCAAAGGAGTACGAATTAGAAACCAACCAACGGTTTTATCGTGCCAAATTATCCGGCAAAATTACCTTTGTCCGGGATGATTACGACTATATAAACCGTCAATCGTTCGACAATGAATTTTTGTATTGCATTGAAAAGAGCGACGACGGCGGGCGTACATGGTTCCAATACTTTCAAGGCAAGTTTATGAAAACCGATTGTACGTTTACGGATTACGATAAAAAGGTTGTTGTACAACCGGACGCAATCGACGATTATAACGACGTGTTGGCGGGATTGGAAAAGGAATACAATTTAATAACGTTAGCCCCGACAATCCAACGGATAACGATAAACAAGCGTCCATTAATTCAAATATACGTTCCGGGGGATAGTGTTGTTTCTTGTTTTTTGGGCGGTACGAATTGGGAACAAGACGCAAACGCCACGACCGACCAAAACGCATTAGTACAAACCTATCATTTTGCTTTGTGCAATATATTGAAAGAAATACAAATTACGTCCAACGGTTCCCCGGCGGTAATATCCGGGCTTTATACCGGACGAATGGCGACGGGTGCAAGTGCGGACGTATTCGAGGGGAAATTATACCCGGAATTGAATGTTAATTATTATATCTATATTTCACAACAACGAATAAACGGGGGGTTGCCGTTTGGTATTGCTGTAGTTGAAATACGGAAACAATCCGACGATACGGTAATGTTTCGTTATCAAAAGGTAACGCAGGAACCGTTTGATACGTTGGAATTTGATTTAACCGCCGTTGAGGGTTCCGGGGCAACCGGAACAATGCACGCCGATATGAAAAGTTATAATATATATGCCCGGTATTTGTGCGACGTGGAGAAAATCGACGACCTTAATACATATCCATTGCCCGCCGATGATATAATGGATAATAACCGTAATTATAGGCGTGCAATTGGTTACGCAATCGACGTGGCGTTTATATCGAATAACTTTTCAGATACGCCGACCGAGTGGGGATTAGCCGACAACGGAAAGTATTTTGCGCCGCCTTATTCCATATACGGGCAAACCTTTTATCCAATCGCCCGGTCAACGTGGCGTTATGCGTCGTTGTGGTTTGGGTTTTATTTGATGGATTGGATATTAGAGGAAAAAGCCCGAAAAGCATATACTTTGCGGGATGCGTTCCCGGTTGCGTCTTGTATATCTGTTTTGCTCAATCAGATTGCGCCCGGTATTACCCACGCAGCCACGGCGGAATACAGCCAATTTTTATACAGCGGAAACAACCCAATATCCGGGTTGAATTTCCGTTTGCTTGTATCACAGAAAACCAATATTATAAACGGGGAATATCAGCAACCCGCACAAAAAGCCCCGACAACCTTACAACAATTTACCAATATGTTACGGGATTGTTTCAAATGTTATTGGTTCATTGAGGACGGCAAATTTAAAATTGAGCATATCCAATATTTCCGCAATGGCGGTTCCTATTCCGGCGGGGCTATATTAAGCCACGATTTGACAAAGGAATTAAATTTGCGCAACGGGAAACCGTGGGCGTTCAACACGTCGGAATATTCGTTTGATAAGGTCGATTTGCCGGAACGTTACCAATTTGAATGGATGGACGACGTTACGGCGGCTTTTGAGGGATTGCCGATACAAGTAATTAGTAAGTATGTAACGCCGGGAAAGGTTGAGGAAATTAATATATCAAATTTCACGTCCGATATTGATATGATGTTATTAAACCCCGGCAACATGAGTTCCGACGGGTTCGCCTTGTTTGCCGCCGTTCCGCCAACGTCCGGGTCACAATGGATATTACCATTTACCCGCCAAACAATTAACGGCGTCGAATACTTTTTGCAAAACGGATATTTGGCGTTTATTAATCTGCAATCGCCGTATTGGTTATATGATTTGCCCGCCCGTCGTGTATCAATAAACGGTTCCGAGGTTTACGCATACGGTATTGAGAGAAAGAAGAAACAAACGTTTAGTTTTCCGGCAAATGACGACCCCAACCCGATGCAACTAATAAAAACGTATATCGGTAACGGTCAAGTTGATAAATTAAGCGTAAATTTGTGCAGTCGTTCCATTAAAACAACTTTGAAGTATGATACAGAATAATAATTTAAGCCCGTTACCGTGGTATTCAGATATAAAATATCAGAACGCTCGCAAGTCGTATGCGTATGGCAATGTTTACCCGCTATTTTCGCAAGCCGGGTTTATTTTGCCGTTTCAATTCGTCGTCGATTACAGCGCAAACACCGTAATTACAAACGTTCTTTTGTTCGATAAGGACGGCAAACAGGTTGCCAATATAACGGACGATATGATTGCCGGGGGGTTGCGGGTTATGACCTTTGCGGCGAACGGATACAACATTGTGTTTTATCCCGGACTTTTGCCGTTGTCAATAACCATGCAACAAGGTATTTATTATATGCGTCTTACGGCGTCCGGTCGAACCTATTACAGCGAAATGTTTACCGTCGTTGCCGGGAACATGGACGGTTATTTGCGTGTGCAATGGTGGGACGAAACAAATTTGTATTACGAGGGCGGACACGTCCAATATAGCGACCAATATAAAAACGTCGTATATCTTTGCACCGAGTTAGGCAAACCGGAATACCAATTTGAAGAGGACGGCGAAAACCGGGACGGCTTTTTTTTTCCGGAAAAGCAGTTGAGCGAAAAGACGTATAAATTTCAATTCCTTGCACCGGAATTTTTATGCGACGCAATGCGAATAATCCGGTTGTCCGACCATACCGTTGTTACGTCCAACGGTATATCGTACAATTGCGATACCTTTTTGATTACCCCCAAATGGCAAACGCAGGGGGATTTGGCGAGTGTTGAGGCGGAATTTGATACGAACACGGTTATAAAGAAAATCGGACGGGGATACACCCCAACGAGCCGGGGCGATTTCAATAACGATTTCAATAACGATTTCAACAATAATCAGTAACTTTTTACTTTTGAGATATGGCAAATTATACCGATTTGAAAGCCGCAATTGTCGCCGTAATTAAGGCGAACGGCAACAACGAAATTACGGGAACGATTTTGCAAAGTACATTACTTTCAATCGTTAATTCCGTGGGGGCAAACGCAACGTTTAAGGGCGTTGCAAATAGTACAACCAATCCGGGGACGCCCGACCAAAACGTTTTTTATATAGCGAGGACGCCCGGAGAGTATGCAAATTTTGGGTTGACGGTTCCCGCCGGGTTCAATATCATATCCAATAATTCGGCGGGGGCGTGGGTATTAACAACCGTGTCGCAATTCCCCGTCGATTATTACGGTAACAAGTATTTGGCGAAAGGGGATATTGACCGCACCGGGTACAATGTAGCGTCAATTAATGATTTCAAAAAGGGGTATTATTTCAATTGGACGAATTACAGTTTAGCAACAAATCCGTCTTATTGGATGTCGCCGTATTACCCCGTTGTTGCCGGGTCAACGTACCGGATAAATGCACAACAAATAATTTGGTTCGATGCAAATTATAATATGTTGGGTTCGAAATTAGCGTTGGGCGGTACGGTTAGAGTGGTAACAGCCCCGGAAAATGCGGCGTATATCATTTTGAACGTAAGCACAGACGCCCCGTTGTTGATGCCGGGCGACGCTTTGGATATTTCCAATTATAGCGGAACCCGTCGTTTTTATCGCACGTTGGCGGAAACGTCCCGGTTAGATTTATTCCCGCTTTGGCAGGAAATACCGTTGTCGGCGACGTTGGTCGCTTTGGGTTTGAACCGTTTTTTGATTAACGGTTATATCAACATGGAATACGACCCGGCAAAATGGTATTCGCTTTCCATAATAAGACCAACGGTGCATACAATTGGATTGTATCGTTATAATGCTAACCCCGATTTTCTTGCGGGTACGGCAGAATTGGAAGGACTCGCAACATTTACCGGAGCGCAAATTGCAGGGTCGAAATATTGGTTGATGAAAGTAGAAACCGGAGTTGCGGAGGGTTCGTGGCTTATTGTTGATTGGGACGCAATCCAACAGGAAACCCCGGCGGAGATTAGTAATTTATACGGGTTCGACGGTTGGGCGTTAACCCCTAAAATCTTTGCGGGCGGTATTTGGTCGCAATTCCCCGGTTTGGATATTACCCAAACAATCCCCACAATGCAAGCACAAATCGCACATATAAACGTCGGTTGGAATAGCGTTTTTGATAATTCGCAACAATTAGACAATGCGCAAGAATGGGAAACGGACGATTTTACCAATAAAAATATGTCGTCAACGTTTAGCGGTTGGGGTTGTCATATCGGGGTACGCAAAAACTTTGACGCCGCCGAGGTATGTGTAATTAACCGAGGAGCCGACCCGATTACGCAATTGAGGGTCGCAATATTCGATACGGACTATAACGGCACAAAGTTAGCCGACGTCACAGTTGACGTAAGCGTTGCGCCCGGCGAAACAAAGTATATCGCCGTTCCGTTCGGTCAAACAATCGCCAACGCTGACGGTAAGGTTTTGTTTTTAATGTATTGGTGCAACCAATATGTAGTCCGCCGAGGGTACAACGGAACGTATCCATATTTACCGGATAATGGATACCAATTTGACAGATACTCCACAAATGGAAATATGACGGAAACGTACGCCGTATCAGTGGGCGAAGCCCCGTTTTATTTCCGTGTCGGGATTATAAAAGATAATTACGTATTGAACGACGACCAAATAGCGGATATTGCAAGCCGTATCGGGGTAACGCCGCCCGACCCGGTAAATATCAGTTTGCCAGATACGATAAACGCCATTGTCGGGGATACCTTGCAATTGTTTTTCCGTGGAATGATACAAGCGGTTGACCCTTACAAATACGATATATTGGTTACGTGTTCAAAGGGCAACAAATACCCCCGTTATTTCCAATATACGCCGACCGTGGCGGACGTGGGAACAACGACTTTTACCGTTACCGTTAAGGACGACGACCGTAACGTTTTGGCGTCGAAAACGTGCCAATTGGTTACACGTAACGTCGTGCAATCCCCGGCGGCAAATCTTAACGTCGCTTGTTTCGGGGATAGCCTTACGGCGGCGGGTACATGGTGCGCCGAGGCTAACAGGCGATTGACCGGAACCGGAGGAACCCCGGCGGGGAAAGCGTTAACCAATATTGCCTTTGTCGGTTCCAAACAGAACGGGACAACGGGATATTTCGGCGTTGGCGGTTGGACGTGGGAAAGTTATACACAGCAAGGGCGACCCGCATACAGGTTCCAAGTAACGGGCGTAACGTCGTTATCAGTTGGGGCGGTATATACCAACAACGGGAATACGTTTACCGTTATGGAGGTCAATGTTACAGGCGGTACGGGTAATATCCTTTGTTCTGTTACAGCGTTGACGCCCGCACCGTCCGCAAGTGGTACGCTAACCAAGTCAAGCGGAACCGGGGACGCAACGATTACTTATACAAGTGTTGCGCGGGATACGCAAAACCCGCTTTGGGATTGGGATAACAACAAAATGTCGTTCATACCTTACGCCAACGCCGTTGCCGGGGGTAAAATAGACGTTGTTTATACGCTGTTATCGTGGAACGAACAAACGCCCGGTCGTACTGATTTTACAAGCGTGTTGAACCAAATAAAAATATTTGCCGACACGTTACACGCCGAGTTCCCAAACGCCAAATTAAAAATTATGGGGGTTCAGGTTCCGAGCGTCCGGGGCGGTATGGGTGCGAATTATGGCGCAACCGGAACGTTTTACGCCGACGGTTACGGTATGGTTGTTACGGCATTGAACCAAAACGACGCATACCAAGAATTTGCGAACCGCCCGGAATATTCCGGTTTTGTGGAGTTTGTGAACGTATCTGCCGAGTTCGACACCGAATATAATATGCCGCACGCCGAACGTGCCGTTAATACCCGAAATACCGGGGTTACTGAATGGGTCGATACGAACGGCGTACACCCCGACAACAACGGGTATTTATCAATTGGCGATGTTTGTTACCGCAATTTCGTTGCGAATTTTTGCCAATAACCATTAACCAAAGGGAGGACGGGAAACCGTCCGCCCTTTAATCATTAAAGATATGGATAAACTTTTTACATGGGAACAATGGCGTATGATATTCGCCACGTCGTTAAGTCCTATTTTAGCCTATTTAACCCCAACGGCGGGTTTTATGTACGCATTAGTCATTATGTTTGCTTTCAATATTTGGGCTGGTATGCGGGCGGACGGTGTAAGTGTAAGGCATTGCAAAAACTTTCGATTTAGTAAGTTTAAGAATGCATTGGCGGAATTGCTTTTGTATGTTACCATTATACACGTTATTTATTCGGTAATGCTGCAATGTGGCGATAATGAAGCCGCCAAAGTAGTAATTAAATCGCTTACTTATGTTTTTATGTATGTGTATTTGCAAAACGCATTCCGCAACCTTATTAAAGCATATCCCACAAAGGTTGCGTTGCGTATTATTTACCACGTTATCCGGTTGGAATTTACACGGGTATTGCCGGGATATTGGCAACCGATAATTGAGAGATACCAACGGGAACACGATAGCGATATTATTAACGATAAAGAAAAGGAGGGCGAACAATGAACCAAACAGAGATTTTAAAGTATTTGGAGGGGCAAAAAACGACCCGGACAATTACGGATTTGATTGTACATTGCACCGCAACCAAGCCGGGCGCAAAAGTCAACGTTGATGTTATTGACGGTTGGCACAAAGAACGGGGATTTAAGAAGCAACCCCAAAGCGGGCGAATTTGCGGTTATCATTTTGTTGTATTGCCGGACGGGACAATTGAAACGGGGCGTTATCTTTCCGAGATTGGGGCGCACGTTTCCGGGCAAAATTCCCGGTCTATTGGCATTTGTTACGTTGGGGGATTGGATGCCAACGGCAAAGCCGCCGACACACGCACGCCGGAACAAAAAGAGGCGTTATTATGGTTGCTTATGCGGTTAGTCGTTATGTTCCCGGACGCAACGATTAAGGGACATAGGGATTATTCCCCGGATTTGAACGGCGACGGAATTATTGAGCCGTGGGAGTATATAAAAGAGTGTCCGTGTTTTGATGCGGCAATTGAATATAGTAACATTTAATTTATGAAAAAGTATTTGATTTGGGCGGCAATCATTTTGGCGGTTGCCGCCGCCCTTTGGGTACAACACGCCAAAATTAAGCGTCTGACGGACGAACGGGACAAATACCGGAGCAATACCGAAATACTATTGCAGGACGTCAAGACGTACCAAACGAAAGACAGTTTGAACGCAATCAAAGTCGGGAATTTGGAGTTGTCATTGGCGGAATACAAAAAGTACCGGGCGGACGATTTGGCGTTGATAAAGACGTTGCAGGCAAAGAACCGGGATTTGGAACGGGTTACAACAACCCAAATGGAAACAATCAACGAATTGCGGGCAACCGTCCGGGATAGTATTGTATATTTGCCCGGCGATACGGTTACGACCGTTTTACGATGCGTCGATATTGTCGAGCCGTATTTTGAGTTGCACGGATGCGCCACGCCGGACGGACAATTTACCGGGACGCATATAAACCGGGATAGTCTGTTGATTGTCGAAACGGTGCAATACAAACGTTGGTTGGGTTTTTTATGGAAAACCAAAAAGATAAAGAACCGGGAAATTGATGTTGTAAGCAAGAACCCGGCAACAAAAATATTGGGCGTTGAGTTCGTAACCATAGAAAAGTAACTTTTATTGTTCATAATACCGGGAAACGGGGATTGTAACCAAGCGTTGCAACCCCGTTTTTGTTTTTGCCCGTTTTTAGCCCCGTATTTCGATTATTTTGTTTGAATGGATAAAGTACCCACCCCGGCAAATAAAGTGGCTTAAAATGGAAATTCGCCAAAAATAACTTTGCGGGGAACCAAAAGAACCGTTTTTTGTCCGAAAATCGAAAATAAAAGAAAATTCTTTTGGTAGTTAAAATAAAATGCCCTATCTTTGTGCCATGTTAATAAAACGACCGGGCGTTTTCCCGGCAACAAAAAGAGCGATACAATGAAGCCCGCAGATATTTACAACGGTTTGGAATATACAACAAAAGAGATTAACCGTACTTTCAAAATCAAAGTAAACGAATTGTTCAACGGCAAAAAGATTAACACGTTGGTTGGCGTTTCCGGTTTGATTAAGTTAGTAGGCGTTGAAATGGCGAACAAATTATTGCGCCGTGCTTTCCGTTGTGTCAAAGACGCCGAACATTGTAAGTTGCGCCGGGGTTTGAAAATATCCTTTTATTATTACTAATCCGACCGGGCGGGTTCCCGGAACCAAATAAATTTCAAATATGGAAACAAAGAAAAGAACACAGGCGACGGACATTGCCGAGATTGCAACCAAGTTAGACGGCAAAGTTAAATTTTCGTCAATCATTTACAGCCAACAAATGTTGTCGGAGAAATACCGGGAAACAGGGGTAAACGATATGTATTTTATCGGCAAAAAATTTGGGTTGTGGTTTTATACAAGCCGGGCGGCATTAGATAACCTTTGTTATCTGCAAAACCCTAAATTCCCGACATATGTATTGTGCGAAAATTCATTGAGTTTGTACGAAATAAGATAATAACCCGCCGGGGGTTCGCCCCCGGCACAATAACAAAGATTATGGCAAAGTATATTTTGAGCAAGAAAGCGAAAGGCAAAAAGTATCAGTACACCGTTACCGACGAAAAAGGCAACGTTGTTTCAACAAGAACATCCGCCCGTGATTATGTGGCGTGTACCGCCAACGGCGAATTTTATTTTGGGCGGTTGGACTTAATCGGCAAAGGCGACCACGGCAAAGGGTTAAGCCGCACGACGGAAATATTGGCAAACCCAGAACGGGCGTATAAAAAGCAAGTCGCATACTTTGTGCCGTCTTATCGGAAAGAATGGATGGCGGAGAACCCCGCCGACGAATGGATTGCCCGCAATGTTAATTGGGCGACCGAACGCCAAAAGGAATTAAACGCAATCGCATATTTACAGCCGGGGGAATAACCCCGGCTTTGCCTGTTATGGATATACGATTGACAGAGGAACAACGGGAAATATTGAGCGGTCGAATTTGCCCGTATTGCCACGTTCCGACCGAGTACAAAAATAGTATTGAGGTTTACGGCGTTGATTATGGAATGATTTATTATTGTCCCCAATGCGGGGCGTATGTGGGTGTTCATAAGGGAACCGACCGGGCAAAGGGTCGATTGGCAAACGCCGAGTTGCGCCGATGTAAGATTGAAGCGCACCGATATTTTGATGAGTTGTACAAACGTGGACTAATGAAGCGACGGGAGGCGTACAAATGGTTATCCGACCAATTGGGATTACCCCCGGAATACACGCATATAGGAATGTTTAACCCGGAAACGTGCGCAAAGGTCGTGGACGTTTCAAAAAAATATTTGGAAACCATGCGATTTGCATTAAGAAAACAAGATAAGATAAAAGCGTATTTTGAGCCGCACGGCGACGAAATGTTGAACCGAATAAAAGAGAGTTTAACCCGGTATTTTTCCGCCGACCGTTCGGATTTCCCGGAGGGATTGCGGGACATTGAAAGCGATTATAACCAATTGCCGGGGGAACCATACCCAACCATTGCGATAAACGACGCCGGGAATCCGGAACGTATGATTGAGTTTTATGTTACCGGGAAACAATACGACGTTTACCACGTCGCATTTAAAGGATTTACAAAGGGTTGATATATGGCAATGATAAAAAGAAATTGCGATAATTGCGGCAAAGAATATAACGCCGATACCCGGAATTTACGCCGGGGTTGGGGACGTTGTTGTTGTAAGAGTTGCGCCGCCCAATTGAGGGAAAAGAATAAACCCGGATATAACCCGGAACGGGTCGCCGTAAATAATGTACGTCGGGAATGTTGGACGGATTGCCCGGAACCGGAACGTTACCCGTTAAGTTATGACAGGGCGGATTTCGACCAATGGGGGGATTGTGAATTTGGAATACATGATTAAAAGAGAAACCCCCGACGCAATGAAGTAACGCCGGGGGTTGATACGCAGTAACCGAGAGCGATGTTGTAAGGTTATGCGGTGCAACAAAATTAGTGCTTTTTATCTATATTACAAGCGTCCAACGTGAACAAATAAAACTTTCAAAGGTTTTGTTTTTGGTAATATAGATTTTATTTGTACTTTTGCAGAAACAAAAACCCACCGGGGGAGTACCCGGCAAAGATATGAGAATAAAAGAGAGCGATTTATTAAAGAGATTGGCGACCGATAGCGGGAAAACAGCTAACCAAGTATCCGAAACAATCGTTACGGAGTTAATCAACAAACAGATTATCGAGGACATAAGCGACAATTGGGGGTTCCCGGTCGCCGATTGTTACGAACGGGATGTTACCGTTGTGGAAATGGTGGACGTTATCCGGGCAATTGGTATTTCCCCGGTTCGTTCCGTCCATTTGGACGCCCTGTTGGAATGTGTATTGATTGGCGACGATGATTGCCCGGAGTGTGGCGGGGAAATGGAGGTTACAGACGGCGAGTATAGACGTACCGGAGGCGACGGATATTTGACCCCGCCGGAATATAGCCCGATTTGGGAGGAAAAAACGTGCCGCAATTGCGGATACAAAGAGAGCAACGAACCAAGTTATTAACAAAAAAAAATTAAGTTATGGCATTGAGATTAAGAGTAAACGAAGCAATCGCCCGTTCCGAGGCGAACGGGAAAAAGGTTTTGAAAAAAGACATTGCCGCCCGTCTTTTTGAGGGTGCAAGCGAGAGCGCACAACAGGTAAATATGACGAATTTATGTAACGGCACGACCAAACGGATTGTCCCGGAATGGGTCGTTATTCTTTGCGAAATGTTGGATTGTACGGCGGATTACCTGTTTGGCATGGAGGGCGGAAACAATGAAAAGTAAGTTTATCGAATGGTTGGAAGCCGCCGCCGAAACCATGTTTTCCGGGTTGTTTCAAGCGAAAGCCCTAATTGTTACGTTTGGCGCATTGGGGTTATGTTGTTTGATTGGCGCATTTTGGAACCCGTGGCAATTGTTATTTGCGGCAATGTGCGCCGCAATGGTATTATGTGGAATTTCAGAATATAAAAAGTACAAGTAATGAGAGCAAAGAGCGATAAACCGGGCGACCCGGTAAAAGAGGTTGCGGGAACCGTCGGCAATGTTGCCCCGGATATGTTCCCGGAGATTAACGAGGAACAACAAACAATTATTCCCCCGTTCGTTGATGTTCAACCGGAACAACCAACCGGAGTGTTTGAGATAATACCGAGCATGACGGTTGAGGAAATGACGGCAATGTTTTTCGACGAAAAAACATTGATTGAACCCCCGTATAAGGTTTGGCAGTTAAACAGCAAGGGACACCGATATTATTACCGATATGACGACGCCGGGAACCCGGAGTTTTTCCCGTCGGTTACAACTATATTGTCCCAAACATTACCCAAAGCCCCGCACCTTATAAATTGGATTGCGAACAAAGGCATTGAGGAAGCCGAGCGATACAAAGGCGAACGGGCGGCGTATGGAACGTTTATGCACGCCGCATTTGAGGAATTATTGATTAACCGAGCGTATGATTTGGACGGGCTAAAAGGCAAACTAAAAGAATACATTGAGGTTTACCGATTGCCGGACGACTTTATTTATTACGCCGACGATTTGAAAAAGGACGTATTGGCGTTTGCTCAATTCGTGTTGGATTATGATGTACGCCCGTTGGCGGTTGAAATTGCGTTGGTGCATCCGTATTACAAGTATGCCGGAATGATTGATTGCCCGTGTACCATGTTGGCAAAGATAGGCGGCGACGAACGTATTAACGCAATCGTCGATTTTAAGAGTGGGCGCAAAGGTTTTTACGAGGAAAGCGAGATACAATTAGGAATGTACCGGGATATGTGGAACGTCAATTTTGAGCAATTCCCCGTTACACGTATTTTCAATTTCAGCCCGAAAGATTGGCGCAAACGTCCGTCGTACAATTTGAAAGAACAAACGGATAGCCCCAATATACGGAAAATCCCGTATCTGTTAGAAATTGCAGCCATTGAGGACGAAAAGAAAGATAATACGTTTACGTCGGTTAATGGTATGGTTTTATTGGATAATGCACCCGATTTGACGCAAAACGTAATATCCTTATCGTTGGCGGAATTGATTAAAACGAAAGCCCCAAAGGAGGCGACCCCGGACGAAAACACGGACGCCGCCGAGAAAGTCAAGGCGGATGCACCGGAGCCGGAAAAGGAGCCAAAGAAAACAACCATTGTTAAACGTGCGCCCAAAAAGGCAAAGGAGCCGGAAAAGAAAGCCGCCACGGGCAAAACGACCACAAAGCGGAGTAATACCACGGAAAAGAAAGTAAAGCCCGCAAACGAGCCTAAAAAGCCCAAAAATGAGAGTAGGAAAAAGATGTTGAACGACGACCCCGAAATTTGAGATATGAAAAAGATTAAAATAATTACAAATTCGGACGAATTGGAACAATTCGTTAATAGAACGGATATAGAGGTTATCCAAATGGATATAAAAGCAGTTGAGCAAAATTATTTTGCGCAACAATGGTTTATTGCAGTAATATTTTATAAAGAGTTATGAAAGGCAGAATAAAGCGACCGGAGGCGCAACAATCCCGTTTGATATTGCCCCGTGTCGGTCGAATAAAAATAGGTATGAAAAACGCAAACGGTTATCCGCAAAGCGTTGATTACTTCATACCAACGGGAAAGTATGCCGGGTTATTTACGCAAGCATACGGCGAAAAGCCGCAAACAATACAAATTGTTTTCCCGGACGACGACCCGGCAAAAGTATGTAACGAGCGTTACGAATACCGGGACGACGACGGGCGATTGATTGCGGCGGGCGATGGCGATACGTTCCAAGTATGGGACGGAAAGAAATACGAAACGTTGACAACCGAGAAATACCCAAACTTAATGCAGTCAATAACGAAGCGTTACCCGAATAAAAAGAGCCGCCAACCGGATTGCGACGGTTGGGAGGTTACATTAACGCTAAACTTTATTGTTCCTTTGGTTCGTGGGGTTGCCGGGGTTTGGCAATTCGCAACAAAGGGTACGGCGTCCACAATCCCGCAAATTCGGGAAACGTTCGACGGTATGTTAGCGGAAAGGGGATTTTGCAAAGGCATTATTTTTGATTTGAACGTACAATTTGCCACAACTCAAAAGCCGGGAGACCGTTCCCACTTTCCTGTTGTCTCATTGGTTCCTAATGAAAGTGCGGATAATGTTTTGAAAGTGCGCAAAGCGTGGGAACCTGCAAAGCAATTGGATAATGAATAAAAAATGCTATATTTGCGTCGATAAAACAAACGACTACCACCGTTTGCAAAGTATTGCTAATTTATTTAGCGCAAAGCCCGTTTTCCGGTGTGTGGTAGCCCGGATTGCGGGCTTTTATATTTTAATTATGGATTTTATTATAAAAAACAAATGGATTAACGAATTGCATTTGAAAGGTAATAAGTTAATGTTGTATGCAATGATACACGCCTATTGTGTTAGATATGGCGAGTATTCAAAGGGTATTTTGTATTTATCCAAATGTTTAGGGATAAACAAAAGTACTGTAATTGATTGCCTTAAATGGTTATGCGAAAAAGGATTATTAATAAAATCAGTTCAGCCCGTAGCAGAACCGGATGTTTATAAAATATCAATATTATGAAATACACGATATTAATAAACCAATATGCCGCCGTTAATAGCGGTTTAGATTTAGATTTAATAGATTTGGCGATTTTTGATTTTATAAAAGATTTCGCCAATTGTGCAAGTTGCGTTAAGATGCACACCCCGGAGGGAATATATTTTTGGATTTCCCACAAGTTAATATTGGAAGCAATGCCGTTATTGAATATAAAGACAAGTCAAGGCATGATAAAGCGTATTGATAATTTGATTAAAGCCGGAATTTTACAAAAACATCCTAATTGCGAATTGTATAACAAAACTCTGTATTGTTTTGGTGAAAATTACGAGTTACTAACATTTACCGAAAAGGCAGCAAGGATATTAACCGGAGTTGATACCCCTAAACAAAAGTTGATGCCCCCCATAAACGAAAGTTTAGGGGTACCCATAAACGAAAGTTTAGGGGTACCCATAAACGAAAGTTTAGGGTATAATAGTAATAATATAGATAATACAATAAATGATAATGAGAATACCCCCAACAACAATGTTGTCGGGGAATTATTCCCGGAAGAACAAAAGGTTGAGGAACCAAAGGAGAAAAAAACGTTGTTCCGCAATTCCGCCGTTTACAAAATGGTTAAATTTGAAAACGGCGTTGGCGTGGATTATTCCGAGTTTGAAAGTAAGTTTGCGACCCCGGAATTTGAAAAGGTCGATTTGGTTTATTATTTCCATGCCGTCGCCGATTGGAGCGACCAAAAAAACATGAAACGCACAAAGAACGGTTGGTTGGCGACCGTGCGTAATTTTATCCGTGGCGATGTGGAACGCAACAAATTACATTTGAAACCGCAATTCCAACAAAGCAAATCCAAGATAAACGTATCTGATGCAGTCAAATATTTAAATGATGATTTTTGATTATGGGAAAAGGACATAGATTTAGTTACAATTGGACGTTGAAAGATGCAAATTTCACGAAAGACAAAGGAAAAGTTTTTTCATGTTTTGCATGTGGAGGAGGTTCAACGATGGGATATAAGTTAGCGGGATTTGATGTAATAGGCTGTAATGAATTGCCGGAAGAATTGTATAATTTGGATATATTAGACGGTTCGCCTCCATGTTCTACATTTAGTATTTCCGGGAGCCGTGAAGATTCATGGGGAGTAGAAAAGAAATTTAGGGAGGGGCAAAAAAAACAAGTCTTAGATACTCTTTTCTTTGATTTTATTGATTTGGCAAAAAAATTAAAACCCAAAATTGTAGTATCAGAAAACGTAAAAGGTTTATTGATGGGAAATGCCAAGAATTATGTAAAAAAGATATATCACGAATTTGATTTAGCTGGTTATTACTGTCAACATTTTATTTTAAATGCCTTTGATATGGGAGTTCCTCAAAATAGGGAGAGGCTTTTTTTCTTATGTATAAGAAAAGATATAGGAAATAAGTTTCTACATAAAAAAAACTTATTTGATTTAGTTCCTTTTATAGATATGAATTTTAAGGAGGAACCTATTTTATTCAAAGAAATAGTTGATTATGGCGGAAAAGAAATAAAAAAAGGTTCAAAAACACGTTTTTTATGGGATAATCAGAAAATTGAAGATAAAAGTTTATGTGATGTTTATCAAAGATTATACAATAAACCAGGCTTTTATAACTTTAATTTCTTTGATGAAAGAAGCGTTGCACCAACATTAGTACCTGCAGAACACATGACTTTGATATTAAAAACAAAACCAATGTATTTAAGTAGAAACGAAATAATAAAAATTTCTTCATTCCCTTTGGATTATAAAGGGAATGACAAGGAAATTGGTTATTTATGTGGTATGAGTGTTCCGCCTGTAATGATGGCAAACGTAGCAAATAATATTTATGAACAATGGTTAAGTAAATTGTAATATGGAAAATTTACCGGAAAAAGCAAATGTTCAAAATGTGGCGTTGGAAATATACAACCCAAAGCCCGGAATAAAAGCAATTGAGATTCGCCGTAAAATGGTACAATTGCCGGAGGTTGCAAAAGCATTAACCCCGGTTGAAAAGTATATTTTCGTGGCGTCCACAAAAAAACAGATTGCCGAGATTGACGACGAAACGTTGATTGCCAAAACCGGGCAAATGTTCCGGTTTATCGCAATGGACGTGGGGTTTATCATTCCCACGGAAAACTGGGACGATTGGACGTATATTTGTACCCGGTTGTTGGATTTGCTAAAACGCTATTATTCGCAATTAACATTATCGGAGGTTAAATTAGCGTTTGAATTGCTGATTACCGGGGAATTAGACGACTATTTGCCAAAGGATAGGGACGGCAACGCCGAACGGAAACATTACCAACAATTCAACGCCGATTATTTCGCAAGAGTATTGAACGCATATTGCCGGAAACAAAACCAAGTTATCGGCAAAGCATATACAGCGTTGCCGGAACCGAAAAAGGAGTTAAGCCCGGAGCAAATCCGGTATTATCGCAATCAATCGGTTATGACTTGTTTAATGTGTTTTATGCGCTATAAATATACCGGGCGTTTAGTGTTTGGATTAACCGACGAAATGTTTGTTTATAATTGGTTGTTGGGCGTTGGGTTAGCGGATGAAGTGAAAGAAACCGAGGACGACCGGAAAGAAGCGTATAACAGATTTTTAGCCCGTGCCGCCCGTGGGTTCGTAAATGAATTTACGGTTTACCATGTGCGAAAACAGGGAACCCAAAGCCCCGAAATTGATTATACGGCTTTTGAGGTTGCCCGGAAAAAGGAAATAATACGGGCGTTTGACCGTATGATTGCGGAGGAAATACAGATTGATAACTATTTATTTTTTATATGAAATTATGGAATGGGAAGAAAAAGTAAAATTGGCGAAAGCATTAAACACCGGAAACAATAAGGAAGCGTGCCAAATTATACTAAAAAATGAAATGGATATGCAGGCGTGGGATATGTTTCTGACGGGCATGGATTTAAGACAATATGAAGATTATAGACCTTTATTGTCTAAAATAAGAGAAAACGAAAAAGATATATGCCAAAATTTGGGAATAAGAGAGGTTTTGAGAATGAATACACTAATAGTGGAATTGGAGGCAGAAAATGAAAATTGATTGTATAGTATGAATTGAAACAAAAATAATTATATTTGCAACGGGGATAGGTCGGAGTAGCTACCGACCGAAAGAGCAAGCCAACAGCCCGTCCCCGTTTCTAATTTGTTGGCAGTTCTTAAAAGTTGGCAATTATGGAAAATGAGATTTGGAAAGATGTTCCCGGATATGCAGGGACATATCAAGTTAGTAATTTTGGGCGTGTAAAGTCTTTGCGTAAAGTATTAAAAGCGGGTTTAAGGAAAGGATATTTATATATTTCTTTGAGAAACAAGAAATTTAATATTCATAGACTTGTAGCGATAGCATTTATACCAAATCCGGGAAATTTACCGGAGATTGACCATATAGACGGAAACCCATTAAACAACAATGCTAATAATCTGAAATGGGCTACAAGACAGCAAAATGAATTAAATCCAATAACAAGAAGTAGAATTTCAAAAAGTCTGAAAGGACGTAATATTTTATGGAAAGAAAAAATATCTAAAACACTGAAAGGTAGAAATGGAGAATTACACCCAAGGAGTATAAAGGTTTATCAATATTCAAGGGATAATGTATTTATTAAATCATATCCAAATGCTCAAATTGCATCAAAGGAAACACACATTCCACAATCAAATATAAATAGATGCGTAAATAATAAATTAAAAAGTGCAGGAGGTTATTTATGGAAAAAAATATAAGAATTTCATCAGTAGTTGGAATTGACCCCGGAACAAATGGGGGTATAGTAACATGGCGACCAAACCACAATATAACCGCCATAAAAATGCCGGAGGATATAAACGACATAAGAGATTATTTGAATCATTTGAAAACAATATGTTCGCCAATTGTTTTTCTTGAAAAACTAAGTGTGCGCCCGGATGATATAACGCCGGGTGCCGATGGCGTCAATATGGGCAAATTGTATCGCATACAAAAAATGCTTGCAAATTTTGAACAGCTAAAAGCAACCATTGCGGTTTGCGATGTTCCGTTTGTCATGGTACACCCTATGAAGTGGCAAAACGACTTGAAATTGCGAGCAAGGACGACCCGGAAAAAGGAGGAAAAGAACGAGCGAAAGCGCAGATACAAGGAAATTGCCGGGAATTTATACCCGGAGTTGAAACCGACATTGTGGAACGCCGATGCAACGTTGATAATGCACTTTGGACGGTACATTTTGCACAACAAACCCCGTTGGGTTTTGGAGAATTTGCCCGCCCCGATGCACGACCGTTTGTTTTAAGCCCCGTATTTCGATTATTTTGTTTGAATGGGTAAAAGTATGGCAGACGACGACAAAGCCCCGCAAATCGAAAATCCCGAAAAAATAACGGCAAAAGAGTTGGCGGAAATGGTAAAGCAGATGCGGCACAACCAACGACGTTGCCAAAGGAACCCAACCCCGGAAAAGTTGGCGACGTTGGAGCGTTGGGAAAAGGAGGTTGACGCCGTGGTTGCGGTTCTGACAGATACACAAATGAAATTGTTTTGATTGTTCCCGGTACGACATTACGCCGTATCGGGAATATTTTTTTTGCCGCAAATACAAAATAAAAGATGAAAGTTTTGGTAATTAAAATATTTACCGTATTTTTGTGGCATGAAATAACAACGACCGGGCGTTTTCCCGGTAACGCTAAAAGATAAAAGCAATGAGAGCAAAAACAACAATCAGCGATTTCCGGTTTGAATTTGCCGGGTATGGACATTACAAAGTAACTTACACGTCGCCCGTTACGGGTAAAAGTTGGACGGCAAAAACAAATGATATGCCGTTAATTGATGCGACAAAGAACGCCGACGACCCCAAACGTTGCGATTTGGAAACCCTTAAACGAGTTTGCAAAAATGGATAAGGACGAATTTGGTGCCGTTCGTCATGTAATGACGGCAAAAGAGTTGGACGACCTGTATAAGCGTTTGGAAAACTTTATTGCCGATTGCACCCGGTCGGAGGTTGACGCCAACCGGGATGCGCTTAAAAAGGTGCAAAGCATGATACACCAAAGAATGAGATTAACAAACAAATAAGTAGTAACCGCCGTGGGAAACCCCGGCATAAAAGAGCGAAAAAATGATTATCAAAAAGTTAGAGTTGTTGAATTTCCAAGTAATTAAGGAGTTCAACGCAGATTTTGAGGGTAATGTATATTTCATTACCGGGGACAATGAGTTGGGAAAATCCACGCTATTAAAGGCAATCGGGGCGTTGTTGACCGGGAACCGGGACGCCGTGTTGCGCAATGGCGAAGACAAGGGGTTTGCCAAAATGGTTGTCGGCGACGACGGCGAGGAATACGACGTTGAATTGCGGTTTACCAAAGCCAACCCCCGTGGTACATTATCAATCAAACAGAAAACAACCGGGATGCGGTCGGATAACGTAAGTATGTTGCAAAAGGTATTCGGATATACGGATTTTGACGCCGTGGAGTTTTCCCGGTGGTCTGAAACCGCCGAGGGTCGCCGGAAGCAAGTGCAATATGTCCGGGCATTGTTGCCGGAGAATGTGCAAAAACGTATTGCCGAGATTGACGCCGAGGTTATGACCGTTAAGGAGAAAAGAAAGGACGCCAACGCCGAGGTCAAGACGTACACGACCATTTGCGCCAACGCCGAAAGGCAGTTGAAACCGGGCGACGTCAAAACGTATGCCGAGAAAATCGACATTGCCGATTTAATGGAGGAACAAAACGAGAACGCCCGGTTGATTGAGAAAGCGAAAACCGTGCGTACCGCATTGCAAACCCGGACGGAACAATTGGAGGCAATCCCCGGTCGTATCAAAGCCGCCGAGGAAACCAAGAATACAGAGATTGACGCCGCAATAAAGTATGAGGCGGAAGCCCAAGCCGAATACGACCGGATTGTTGCCGAGGCAAAAAAGGCATTGGAGGCGGCAAAGAAAAAGAGCAAAGCGGATGCGAAAGCCGCCGCCGACAAATACGACGAAACATTGGCGCAAATCCAAACGGATAAAGCCGATTACGAAACCCGTAAGAACAACGCCGCCGCATGGTTGGCAAGGTACGAGGAAAACAACCCGGAGAATTTGGATACAGCCGAACGCCTCAAACAAGCCGAGGAACACAACAAAATAAATGCGTTGGTTGTGGACTATCTGACGAAGAAAAAGCAAAAGGACGCCGCCGAAAAGGTCGCCCAAACCCACGAAAAAAAGTTGTCGGATTTGCTCAAAGAGCGGGAAACCCTTATTGCGAAATCGGAATTGCCGATTGCCGGGTTGACGTTCACGGACGACGGGTTGGAGTTAAACGGCGTGCCGTTCGTCGCCGGGAAAGTGTCGGATAGTCAGATAATGGAGGTTGCCGCAAAATTGATTATTGCAAGCAATCCGACCGTTAAGGTATTCCGCATTGCAAGGGGCGAAAGTTTGGGCGCAAAACGTCTGCAATCCCTTATCGAATTAGCCCGGAAAGAAGGGTATCAAGGATTTATTGAGGAAGTCAAGCGAGGACAGGACGATTTAATTATTGAGGAATACACGGAAAACGAATAATAACCGGGGGCGGGCTTTCCGTCCCCTTAAAATCTAAAACAATGGCATATACATTGAACGATAATTTGAAACGTTGGGCGGAACAATACGAAACCGCCGAGTTTATCCAATCCGACCCGGTGCAAATCCCGCACCGTTACGATAGTCGGGTAAATATTGAGATTAGCGCATTTGTTACGGCGTGGATTGCGTGGGGTTCCCGCAAACAGATAATCCAAAAGGCGGATTTTATCGACCGGGAAATTTTCAAGGGTGCGCCGTATCATTACATTGTTGGAACCGATACGCAGGGAACCGCCCCGGAATGGAAGCAATACAAAGGCAGTAAAGAGAATTTTTATAGAACGTTTACATACGCCGATTTCCACGACCTTTGCGCCCGCTTGTTTGACGTATATAGTAAGTTTGAGAACATGGAAAAGGCATTGCAAGCGCAACCGGGCGGGCGTCCGTTGGAACAATTGCAACGTCTTTTCGGCGATGTTAAGGGCGTGCCGGATATGGAAACGAAAAGCGGTTGCAAACGCTTATGTATGTTTTTGCGTTGGATGTGCCGCCACGGTTCCCCGGTTGACTTTGGATTGTGGACGATTTGCGACCCCCGTAATTTAATCATTCCATTAGATACCCACGTACATAAACAGGCATTGCGGTTGGGGCTTATAAAACGTCGGACGCCGGATTTGCAAACAGCCATTGAGATAACCGACCGTTTCGCCGAGATATTCCCGGACGACCCAACAAAGGGGGATTTTGCGTTGTTCGGTTATGGAGTGAATAACGGTAAGGTTGCACCCGTTACGACGGAACCGGAGCCGGAAAAAGAGCAACCAACCGCCGTGGCTGATTTGTCAATTGCCGACGTTCTGAAAATGCGGTTGTTTTATGACAACGCCGCCGCCGAGGTTCGGGAAATATGGGAAAGTCGGGAAAAAGCCCGCAAAGCATTGAAAGCAACCGAGCGTTTGAAAGCGCACCCAATCGACGGGTTGCACAATGCCGGATTGTTGGAGCCGGGCGAATTTGTTGTTGTATTTGTAAAAGTATTGGATAAGCGGGAAACGAAGTTATCACGGGCGGAACGGGACGTTATCCATACAATCGGAATGACAGCGTTTAATAAGACAATGAAAAAATTAATAGCCGATGAAAAAGCGAGAAATAACAGCAACGGGGACAATAAACAATAACGGCGGGTTGGCAATGTACATGGGGGAATTAAACGAGTTTTTCAAGGGTTGGAAAGGTTCCCGGATAATTGCCCGGTTTATTGTTGCGTCGCCCGGTTCGTCCGAGGCTTTGAAAGGCTATTATTTCAACTATGTTGTACCCACGTTCCGACACGCCATTTGGGAGGCGGGCGAACGTCTTACGGAGGAACAAACGGAACGGAGGTTGCGGGAGTTTTCCCCAATTATGTACGTCGAGCGGGTCAACGAGGAAACCGGGAAATATTCCCACGAATTGCGCACCGTGGCGGAATTGTCGAACGCCGAGTTAATCGAGCATATCGAAACACTCAAACAAATTGCCGCCGAGGAATACAACACGTATATTGACGACCCCCGAACGTTGTAAGGTATGTTTTGCAAGTGTAACGGAAAGCGTAAGAATTACCCGTTGGCGGGTTGGCGGATTATTCGCCACGAATACACGCCAAAGCATTACAGCCGGATAAAGTGTTTGCGTTGCGGGTGCGTTTGGATTACACGGGCAAAATATGTTGAGCAAACGCCCAACGACGACGGGCAAAAACGATTATTTAACGAATAAAAAAGTAACGAGAGTATGAAATTTGAATTAAAAGACATTTGTTTTTTCGATTGCGAAACAACAGGAGTACCCGCAAAGGGTTTGAAATGGGATGCGGATTTTAACCAATTCCCGCACGTCGTACAATTGGCGTGGGCGTTCGGCGACAAAGAACGCAGTTTTATAATTAAGCCGGACAATTACGAGATACCGCCGGAAACAACCGCAATACACGGAATAACGACCGAACGGGCAATTGCCGAGGGTGTACCGTTTGCCGAGGTTATCGACGAATTTTTGACGGATGCCGCCGCCGCACCGCTTGTATGTGCGCACAACATTTATTTCGATACGTCGATGTTGAAAGCGAACATTTTGCGTTATTGCGGCAAAGAGTATTACGACGCCAAAGCCGAGGACGCATTGCATAAGGGAAAGCGCATTGATACAATGATGAAAACTATTAAATTTGTCGGCGCATTGTATCAGAATGGCAAACCGGGAAAATTCCCCAAATTGGAGGAATTATTTGCAAAGTTGTTCCCCGGCGAAACATTCCCGGCGCACGACGCATTACAGGACGTTAAGGCATTACGCCGATGCGTCCCGGAATTGGTCGAATTGGGGATTATCGAGTTGAAGCAAAAGGAATACCCGGCGGAACAACTCAAAGTCCAATTTGAGCCGGAAAAGCCCAAAGGCGGGCGCAATATTGAGTTCCACGACCCCAACCCGGTAACGGAACCAATCGGAACCGGGGAACCCGTCCCGGAACCAACCCCGGAACCGGAACGCCCGGCGGTTCCGTCGAATAGTAAGACACGGGAATTGTTGGACGAAAACGAATTTTGATTAAAACCGTGCCGGGCGGATTCCCGGCGACAAATAATATTATAATATGAACGAAGAAAAAAAAGCCGCAAACGTTATGTTAATACCAAGTGAAAAGGCGTTTGCATTGTCGAAAGTAAAGACATTAAAGGACGGCGGGTTAGACGTGCATTATGAAGTTACCGAAACAATCGGCAATGAGAGTTACACGAACAAATACCACGTCGAAAGTGCAAAGGACATACACCCGGATTTGCGGGATTGTTTCGACCGTTTGCGCCCAATCATGGGACGGATTTTTAATATTACGTCCTTTTTGTCTATGGTTGAAACGTCCGATTTTAAGGCAACCAAAAAGCAAAGCGAATTATCACGGGATTTTGCCGACGAAATGTTGAAAAACATAGAGGTTCGGGGCGTGTCCTTTTTCGGTCAAGACGATAACGTAGGGGTTGTTTTAACCGGGTTGTTTACCGTGTCTAACAATCAGAAAACCGCAATCAATTCGCCCCGCCTTAAATTCAATACGGAAACGTTCGGGTTTGAGGAAGAATTAGAAGAAATTGCCGCCGACATTGAAACCGAGGTTTACGCATTTCTTTTCAAGGGCAAAAAGGCGCAATTGGAATTGTTCGGGGCTGACGGCGAACCCGCACCGGGTTTGGTCGCAGAGCCGGAAAAGGAGGACGGATTGTTCCCGGAGGTCGGCGACCCGGCTAACGAGGACGACCCGGAGGACGAAACGGCGGATATGTAAGCAATGGAGCCGATATTGCTAACTGACCGGGAAGAATACCAATTTGTAACCGATAGGGGGTTTTGCCCCCTATTGGATTACAAGCGGTTTACAATGGATATTCGTTTGCGGGTCGAAATACAACGGGAATTGTTCGGACATTGCGTTTTCGGTCGTGGCAACATACCGCAAGCCAATGAACGTTTTTTTAGGTGGGTTTGGGAACATAAACCGCACCAATGCGAAGAATGTTTGAAGCCATTGCACAACTATTCCGCCGTATATTGTTCGCATATATTGACCCGTGGGGCATACCCGGAGGCGGCGCACGATGCAAGGAATATAAATATACTTTGCTTTGAACACCATAGCCAATGGGAAAACGGAGATAAAAGTAAAATGCGAATATTTCCCGGAAATGTTCGGACGATGGAGTTAATAAAAAAAGAGTATGGAAGTTTGGAAAGAGATACACGGATATAACGAACGTTACGAGGTCAGCAATTACGGGCGTGTTCGTTCTAATGATATGATTATAAACGGTAGGTTACAGAATTGCCACCATAAAAAAGGGCGCATATTGAAACCGCATACCGATAAAGAGGGATACAAAGGCGTTGTTTTATGTGTCAATCAAAAACGCAAAACGTTTCGGTTACATAGATTAGTTGCGGCGGCTTTTATTCCGAACCCGGACAATTTGCCGGAAATCGACCATATCGACGGCGACAGAGCCAATAATCATGCGGACAACTTACGTTGGAGTACCCGGAAACAAAATGCCAATAATCCAATAACCCGGAAACGGGTTGCAGTTTCTAAAATAGGAGAACGAAATCAGAATTATAAGAAATGAGAACAAAAAAGAGAACACCCGATTACGGGGCAATTTCCCGCCGTTCAATCAAAAATGATTTCAGACGGGCACAAACATACCCGGAAAGGGAGAAACGCCCGCAAATCGAAAATCCGCCCGAAATAAATGCAGAAAGACGGGTTTTGTTTGTTGGCGAAAATTCAGGTTATTACAAATTGCGTTCTTTCATTGTTGGTAAATTGGTTCGATTAGTTCAAAAATCAAGCGTCGGCGGTTGGGTTTGTGAGTTCGTACACGACGACGACCGAAAAGCGATAAACCATGCCGCCGGATGGTCGGACAATAAGAAACAATATTTGTTGGATTGCGTAAAATTCAAGTGACATGAAAATAAAATCAAAACCGGATATAAAATTGCGTTATACACGTTCGTGACGTTAACGGTTGCGTCTTATATGTGGGCGTTGTATAGTATCATTGTTTGGATAATTAAAGCGTTTTTTGTATGAGTGTAAACAAGGTTATTTTGATGGGACATACCGGGAAAGCCCCGGATTTTAGGGAGTTCGACAACGGGGGTTGCGTGGCGACCTTTTCGTTGGCAACCACGAAACGAGGTTATACCACAAAGGACGGGCGGCAAATCCCGGAGCGTACCGAATGGCATAACGTCGTATTGCAAAACGGGTTGGCAAAGGTCGCCAATCAGTACGTCAAAAAGGGCGACAAACTGTATATTGAGGGCGAATTGAGAACCCGGAGTTATGACGATGCGCAAGGCGTCAAACGGTATGTTACCGAGATAGTCGCAACCGATATGGAAATGTTGACCCCGAAAGCGACCGGAGCCGGAACGCAAGCCCCGCCGCCGCCCGTGCCGGATGCACCCGCCCCCGACGGGACCGACGATTTACCGTTTTAATCTGTTTGAGTATGGGAGCGATAAACGGACGGGTTATTTACAGCCCAAAAGGTAAAGCCGGGGAATACGCCGAGAACGCCGCCAATTTCTTTGTCGGTTGTTCCAACGGTTGTACTTACTGTTATTTGCGCAAAGGTCGTGGCGCAAAGGTATTGGGAGGCAGTCGCCCGGAGTTGAAAAAGACGTTGCGGGAATATCCATACGCTTTGGATATTTTCAAAAACGAATTGTTGGCGCATAAGGAGGAATTGCAGAAAACGGGGTTATTCTTTTCGTTCACGACCGACCCGTTGTTGCCGGAAACGGAACGGTTGACCCGTCAAGCGGTCGGCGTATGCCAACGCCACGGCGTCCCGGTTAAAGTGTTGAGCAAATGCGCCGAGGGTATCAATATTTTAATCGACTTTGCCGAGGCGTCCGAGGGTTGGGATAAATCCCGCATTGCCATTGGTTCCACGTTGACCGGGTGCGACGAATTGGAACCAAAAGCAAGCCCAAACCGGATGCGTATAAACGCATTGGCACGGGCAAAACGCCACGGGTTCCGTACCTTTGCAAGCGTTGAACCAATCCCCGTGGGAATGTTTGACCGGGCGTTTTCTGTAATTGCTTTGTCGTACTCCTTTGTTGACTTGTTTAAGATTGGATTGCAAAGCGGTTGCAGATATACCAAGCGGGAAACATTGACGTTTTACAACGACGTGTTCGACTATTGGGAGGCGCACCCGGACAAAACGCCCCGGATATATTGGAAAGATAGTTTTATAAGAGTGTCCGGGATTGAGCGGGAAACATTGCCCGGTTATTGTGTCCCGGCTAATTATAATTTATTCGACAATGGCAGAACATGAAGTTACAGAAACAACGACCCGTAAAATATACGTTTACCCATGCGTTAAATGCGGTTGCGATGATATAGAAATATATAATTGCGGTTATAGTTCATTTAATTGTGCCGGGGGTAAATGTAAAAAATGCGGGCATAAAATCGAAACGGGCGCAAGTTGGAACGCCAAAAATAGCGAGTTAATCAAAGCATGGAACCGGGGTAATAATCCCGACGTTTTGATTGAACAATTGGAAAAGGATAAACAAGCAATCGCCGAGGAAATAAAGCGTTTGCGAAAAATTAAAAGGAGGTTGCAAAATGCAGTATAACAACAAAGATTATAAACCGAAATTGCACGACCGTTGGCGTGCATTAACCGTTAAAAATCCGTATGCAACGCAGTTGGTAACGGCGGCGTATGAGGACAACGGGATTGTTTACGGCGAAAAATGTATTGAGGTACGAAGCAAAAACACGCCGTACCGGGGCGATTTAATGGTTTGTTCGTCCGCTAATCCCGTAATTCCGGGATATGAAAACGGGGTAACGTTGGGATTGGTTGAGTTGTACGACGTTAAGCCCGTCGCCGATTTTACCCCGGAAGATTGGGAGAATACCCGCATACCGCCCGAAAAACGTAAATCCATTACAAAGGGGTTCGGTTGGCTGATGCGGAACCCCCGCCGGGTAGTTGAGTTTCCAATTAAGGGGCAATTGGGTATCTATAATCTCGTATATACCAAAGGCGTAATAACCGAATACCCACGGGCGTTGGTAGTTGATAAACAGAGTTACGAATTATTAAACAGAAAAGGAAATGAGTAAAAAACAAGTTGGAATTATCCGCAACAATGGCGACGTACATACGGCGCAAATTGGGTTTCATATCGGACGGGTTGGCGTATCTGTTTACGTCCGGGAATATTGGAAATATAAGAGTTGGTTTATTATTCCCGGCGTGTCCGTGGATGCGGTCAACGGTTACGACCGTTACGTTGACATTGAGGCGAAAATATTGTTTGTCGGCATTGGCATACGGTTTATATGGATTAAAAGAAAGGTAAAACGATGAAAGCAAAGATTTTATTGTTATCTTTGGCAACGCTTTTGTTGGGGGCGTGCCAAAGCGAGAACGAACCAACGGAAACATTTTATTTACTTCAAAAATCCGAGAGCATGGAAGAAAGAAACGAGTTTGTAACGAATACCACGGCGGCAATGATACAGATAAACGCCCCCCGGTATAATTGCGAGATTGTCGAAACCGCATTAGCGGGCGGCGATAGGGTACGAATTTGCGTAAAAGGCGCAAAGGAAGATTTGGACGCATTGTTTGACTATGTAAACGAAGCGGGCAAAGAATGAGAGTAAAGCAACCCGAACCGTTCGACCGGGAAAGAGAGTATAAGCCCGGCGAACGGGCAATTGTCAACGGTGCGGTTTTAATTGCTACATTATGGACGCCCGCCGCACAACGGTTGGCGGATAGCCCCGGAACATTATTTTGTCAACGCTGCGTTCGTTGTAAGATTGGAAAAGATATTTGCACCGGGGCAAATCTGAAATGTGATAAATACAGCCGCACCGACCGAAAAACGATTTTTTGGCGGTTGGCATATCCAAAGAGTAACGCAGTAAGAACAATTAAAAAAAATAGCAATGAATAAGCAAGTATTAAGCCCCTTTGATTGCGATATGTGCGCAATGATTGAGGACATAACAAAACAAGAAATTGAGGTTACGGCGTC